GTGCATTTTAAATTTGCCACTTCCATCTTCACGTGCTTTTTCGCCTTGTAGTTTTATACCGATGTGTGTACCCGGACCAATAAGTGTGGAATTGTCCACGCCTTTACATACTGGACACGTTGACCACTTCTTGCGTTTCGTTCCTTTTGTTGGGTCAATAATTTCTTCTTCTTCTACTTTTCCACCTTTACAACGGTTGTTCGCACATTTTTTAATTGGTGCTTCCGTAACAGGAAAAGGCACATAATGGTCAACATAGTTTCTGAAAATGTCGAATATTGTCCAATCTTCAAGTTTAGACAATGACGAACCAAATGCAATTCTTCTTTTAAATGGGTTTTTATCGTTTGACCTTGATGTTACAAACATCTTCGCAGGACATTGACCCAAGTTGTGTGCAATTTTACGCACTTCGGTCATTACACTTGTCTTTGACGATTTTTGATAAACACGATAATGGTTGTCATCATAAACCGAATAATTAACAAGTTGTTCGGTGGTATCTTCCGGATTGGTTTCGATTGAGTGGATAAAAACAACGTAATCACACACGCCGTCTTTGTTTACCGTCGCATCAATCAATCTTTCGCTGTCGATGTTTAATAAATACGGTGTTCCGTTTTCGTGTCGGTCAACGACAACAACTGAACACGGTTTGTTTTTGAATACTTTTTTGGCTTCTTCTTCAATCCACGATTGTGGCTTGTTTTCTTTTATCCAAATGCGAAGTGCATCAATATCACGATTTGCGTCAACATTGAAAAAACGATTTTTTCCTTCAAAAACCTTGTAGTAATCATTTAAGATACTATCGGTTATTTGAACAATCGGAAGTGGAAAACGCATAAATTGTTGGATGCGTCCAAACTTTCGTTCGGCACGTTGCTGCATCTTTTCATTTAAAGCATTCCAATAAACTTCTTTTTTCAATTCGGCTTCGTCCAATTCTTCGGTAAAAACACGAAGTGCGGACTCATACACACGAATTGATTGCAAGTGACCTTTACTGGTCGGCTGGTTTATCTTTTCCTTCGCTTGTTGGTCGTTTAATATCATTGTTTTCAAAGATAAATCGCTCGTCGTTTAATTCCCATTGTGAATTTGGTAAACGCAACAACTTTAAAGCGGTTTGTAATTCAAATTTTTGTTTCCTTTTATACTCGCCCAACGTTGATAATCTAACCAACGTTTGACGAGTTCTTTTGTTAGGCTTTGCCATCTTACAATTCCGTTAAAGGATTGAAGTTTGGTGTAATAATAACCAAATCTTCCGACCATCCGGCTGCTAAACTAAACGACATAGTGTGCGTGTCTTTAGTTGCGTAACCTTGATTTCCTCTATCAGATAAGAAAGGCGATTGAATTCCAAAACCTTTGTATTTATCGGTGTCGATTTCAACAACAGCGATTTTACCACCTTGAAGGATTAAGTAAACCGTCAATGACTTTTCACATAATAAGGTTTTCATTGCTTTTTCGATTGCCGGAGATAATTCCTTGAATTCACAAGAAAATGCCGATGGGTTCACACCTTCAACTTCTTCAACACCGTTAAGTGTAGAATTATCGCCACCACCACTTGTGATTGCGTCGCCGGGTTCGATTGTTGGGTTTGCACCAATTAACGGTGTAATCACGATTTTCGTGTTATCCGTTGCCGCCATTAAAGCCTGCCAGTCGGCTAATTCCAAAATGGTGTTCGGTACGGTAGCATCAGCACCGAATTGGTTGCCGTTTCTTTGAAATGCTACTCTTTGAATTTGTTTAAGGTTTACACCACAATCTTGTTTTGGGATTTCCGTCAAAGACGTAGGTGCAGGACAATTACAAGTATCCATAATGCTAAAAATTTTTAAGTGTTAATAATTTACGTTTTGATGCGTTCCCTTAGCATTATAATCAAGACAAAGGTATAATATTTTTTTCAATTGATTTTATGGCATAAAAAAACCACATCATTACAATGTGGTTTTTCGTGCTATTAATCAAATAAAAACTAACAATTACTCGGCAATCCGCCGGAAGTTCTACATAAATAATTCTTTAACTTATGATTAAAACTTGTGTATTGTATGGGTATCGGATAGTCGTCAATTGATTTGTATGTTATTAAATTAGTATCGTACAACTTCCTTTCCGGAAAATATAAATATTGGCAATTATTGTGAACGGTTTTAATTCCTACAATTCCGGTTTGTAATTTGAACGCCGTGACCATTGCAATATCCTTTTGAAATGATTGAATGTTTAAGGTTTTCAAATTTACCGTCGCAACTTCAAAAGAAGAAACATTGTTTACGGATTTCACAAATACTTTGATTTCGTCCTTTGTTCCAATATCATATTCCGGAGGCGATGCACCGAACATAATTGAAACCGAAAAAAGGAACACGATTGATAATAAAAAGTTTTTCATTTTAAAGTGTGTTTAATGGTTTAACAATGATGTAAAAGTACAACAAATTTATTTAATGGTTTTTTCCGGTACCAACATCGCAAGAAGTTGGAAGTAAATTTTGCCAATGTTCAATAAATGTTTTACTCATCAAATCGGCGATTGTGCCACAAGTGTCCAAGATAATCGGATAATCCAAATTTGCATCGGAACATCGTTTTGCGTGGTGTATGAAGTCATCCATATCGTCCATTGTCCAACAACTTCTTCGCAAGTCGATACCAGCCAACGGCATATCAAATTCCTTGTACTTCTTCGAGTGTTCAATTAGTTTCGCCGCACCATAAACATATCCGTCTTGGTTTGTAAAATAATTTTCGTCAATTGTGACCTTGTCAACTTTTACTTTTGGGTTTTCCATTTTTCGTTTGATTTTAAAAATATTCAATTCCCGGTTCGTCCGGTAACATTTCGCCATATTCACGCATCATAAACGCATCCAATAAATCCGGACTTTTACCATCCAAGTATGTTTTCATTTCGTGTTTAGGTATTACGGAAAGTTTACCATCATAATCCGGCTTTGCACGTTTTATCGCTTTTCGTTCCTTCAACATTTGTTCCTTCAATGTTGTGCCTTGATTGTATGGACGATTTGCGACGTGTTCCGGGATGTAATACTCGGAACGTTCGACGGCATCGCCACTTTTGATATAACATTGCGATTTTAGGTTTTTATAATTTTCCTTTTCCATCGGCGTTCCACCATTATTGAATTCTCGAGCGTCATCAATGAAACCATCCACGAATTGACCGACCCCATCATTATCGAATATGATGTTGGAATACGGTACGCCGTGTTTGTATGCCATTCCTGTGATTTCGTCAATTATCACATTCCCTTTTGATTTGTCCAATACAACGAAGTCAATCAACATTTTTCCTTGCCACACGAACACCACGAACATATCCGAACCTTTTACGGCAATATCGGTCGTAATGTATTTGTCGCTGTATTCGTATTTCTTCGCAAGAAAATGGTTTGTAAACATTGCACGAAACTTGAAATAATCATACACTTCAGCTTCGGAATACTTAACATTCCAATTCCCTTCAAGCAAACGATATTTTTCTTCTTTGGATTGTGCGTTTAGGTTGGCAAGGTATTGTGGATTTGCCGATAATAACTCGACGTTGTCATAAATTGACCCACCAATAAACGTCAAGGACTTAACAAAATCCTTCGCTTCAAGCATCCCATTTGATTTTTCGACCATATCCTTCAAGACGTACCAAGATTTGTCAATTACTTCTTGAACCGTATCGCCCCAAATATATTGGTCATTGTCACGCATAAAATAACGGACAACACCTTGTCGTTCCGGGATTGGAAAACCGTCCTCGCCAATCCACCAATCAATTAATTCACGTACCCAACTGTCCGGGTCCGGGTTGCACGTTGCACGGACGTATGGTTTTATTCCACTTGTTGACCTATTCCTTGAAAGTAGGTAAAAAAACATCTTTTTCGTGAAGTGTGTTAATTCGTCAAATCCAATCATTGGAATTTCCGACCCTTGCCAATCGTAAATGTTCTTTTCGTATTCTAAATGTGAGAATTTGATACGACTACCGGATGCAAATTGCCATTCAAGTGCCGATTGTCTTGGCGTAACACCATCAATTGGCGTGTATAACTTGCTTGACGCATCCCATAAACCACCTTGGTTTCGTATCATTGGCGTGGTTCGACGGAATAAGACAGCACCATAATCTTTGAGTGGTGTGTGCCTTAATGCGTCCATCAACAACACAAAGGTTTTTCCAACACCGGCAGCACCTCCACCAATTACGATGTCGGCAGGCGATGTCATCACTTTCATTTGATAACCTTTTTGTGGTCTAATTTGGACGATTTTTTGAGCCATTATGCGTTTTTTATGATTTTAAGGATGTCAATGTTGACGGTACTTGAGGCAACTTGCTGCACACGGTGGATACAACTTTTATTCGCCATCCGTTTCTTCCGTCTTTATTTCGTCCAAATTATCACGCCCATTGTCCGGGATGTAGTATTTAACAATTTGGTTTTGTAATTCCTTGCCTCCACTTGTCAAATCGACTTTGGTTGTTCCGTATTTCTTCGGTTTTTTTCGCCCTGCCGTCCATTTCAATATGTCGGCGGCTGTTCTTGCGGCACTATGGTCATAAGTTCCATCAAGGACACCGTCGGCAATATCTTGTAAACGGTCAAAGTCAATATCGGCACTTTCCTCACGTGCGTGTGCGTATTGGTTACTAAATGAAGCATCAAACCATTTTTCGTTGTTTGGGTCAAGCCATTGGTAAACAAATCTTCGTGATGGTAACTCTTCGTCATCCCTTAATATTTTACGCATTGATGTACCGTTTGCAAGTTGGTCAATGATTTTAATTTTGAATTCTTTTATTTCTTCGTCGGTGTATTCTCTATGCCAAGCCATCTTCTAAAATATTTATTGTTTTTTCAATTTGCTCATCGGTTAATTTAAACCATTCGCCTTTCACGTGCATTTCTTGAAGTGTTTTGTGTATTTCTTCTTCAACGTCGTATGCGTTAATAAAGTATTCGTTATAAATCATTTCGGATTTGAACGGTATGCAACTTTGTATGTCGGTTACTCTTCGATGTGGGTTTTTTGATACGCCGATTTTATAATACTTCAATTCTGGAATTGCAAGTATGTAAATGTTTGAGTGTGGGTTTCTTTTTTTGTTGCTTTTTCTTGCGTTTAAAACACGGTAGTCATCAAGTGTTTCGGCTTTTGAACCTTTTGGGTTTGATTTGCAATGTTTGGCTTGTTGGTGCTTGGTGGAAATGGTAAGGTTTTTATATTTCTTTGAAAAAACAATATCAAAATTGATGTGGTTTGGGTTTAACATTTCAAGGATTTTATCCCTTCTTGGTATTTCCTTGTTTTCGTTTAAAATGGTTGTCAAAGACTTTCCGTTTGCTATTCCGGAAATGATTATTGCTTGTGCTTTTTTAATTTGTTCGTCGTTATACATTTGTTTCTCGTTTTAAATGTGTTCGATACAAATTTATAATTTTTATTTGACTTTGGATTTTGGACAATGACATTTTTAATAATTCGGTCTTTTACGGTTGAATAAACCATATTTTTGACCTTTGAAAACGACTCGAGCAACTTCTTGGCTTCTTCTTTTGGTGTCATATCAATCATTTATAAATTTAATGTCATCCGGTAACGCCCTGTAAATTGTTCCATCCGGAAGTTCTACAATTGCGACCGTGAAGTTTCCAACACCTACATCGCCAAATTCTTCAAATTCAACACCCCAACCGTGAAACTTCGCCTCACCGTCATATTCTTTTCCAGCACTTCCACCGTTTAGGTATTTATTTGATTGCACTTGTACTTTTCGTAATTTGTTCATAAGATTATTTTTGTTGTTTATTAATTTTGTTCACTATTCCTTCGATTGATTTTGGGTTGATTTTATACGCTTTTATGATTTCCGTGACATTGTAGTAATGTTCTATTCCAATACTTGCAATTTCCGTGATTAAATCGTGTTGTATTGCGTGTACATTGTCAACAATATCTTCGGTTGTATCGTTAAACAATTCATATTCCTTTTTTTCGGCTTTTAAAAGTTCCTTGTCGAGTTGGTTTAACAATAATTTCAATTTATGCTTGTAATAAGGCGTAAATCTTATTTCGTGATTAAGGTTATAAGCCACTTGATTTGCGATAATACTTGCAGCGATGCTGTTCAATGTTTTTTCTTTTACCATTATATTCCAAATTTTGGTTTTTCTTCGATTAATGTTGCCACATCGCTTCTTGATAAATCGTATTTCTTTGCGATTTCTTCAATTATTTGTGTATTTGTTCGACGTGTATTGTGTTTTAAGAATTCAATCGCATTTTTAACGGTTTCAATTTGATAATCAATTTTTATCAATTCGTTATTGATTGGCGAAGGAAAAGTGTCGGCAACAATGTATTTTCTTGTTTCGACAACTTCCTTCAATCCTTTTTCCAATAAAATCAATGCGTAATTCATTTGATTAATTTTTGTTTTTGTATTGGTTTAATGCTGTTAAATACCACGCTTTTGGTGTCGTGTCCTTCAAGTCTTTTAATTCAAGTTTTGTTTTTTCCGTGAATTCGGAAAGTTCCTTGTATGCTTGTATTTTAGACTTCAACGCCAATCCCAACGCCGACAACACAATTGAAAACTTTTTGTAAGGTTTAAGTCCTTCCAATTCTTTTTCCATTTCCAAATATGTGACGGCAATGTTAATCTTCACATCTTCGTCCATAACGTATTGGTCAATGTAATCAACAACCTCGAGTTGTGGTTGCTTCTTTGGTTTCTTCTTGACAACTTCCCAATCAATTATAATATCCATTGAATTATCCGTTAAATCACGAAAATCAATGTTTGCTTCAATTGGGTATTGGTCGGCATTTTTTCCTTCCGGGACATCCAAACGAACCGTCCTTGTGATTTTGTTGCCTCTATTGTGCATTAAACACGATAAACCTTTGACTTTATACTTTACGTCCATAAGAATTGAATTATTTATTTATGCAGCACTTCTTGAATTTTTTACCGGAACCACACGTGCATTTTTCGTTCCTTCCGGGTACCGGATTGCGTTTTATTGTTCCGAGTCGCATACTTGCCATTGCTTCAATGGTTTTCGTTAATCCGTCTTTTTCAACCAAAGATTTGTTCTTTTTGTTGGTCACGAATTTTGCGACTTCAATGTATCCCAATTTGTATCCACTTCGGTTGAATTGGTCTGTTACGGCAATCAACAACAAGACATCTTTACTGTCATATTTGTATCCTGCAACGGCAAATATTTCGCCGATTTCCTTTTGTATATTTTTAGCCATCTTGATTTTGGTTTTTAAGTGTATTAATATCAATCGCCAATCCTTTCGAGATTAGTCCGAAAACATCAAAATGCCATTCAAATAATTTTTGAACATCTTGGTGTTTATTCAGCCCCATTATTGGGTTTAAGTAAAATCCGTGTACTTCGGGCCAACATCACCGGTGATGCACTATTTGTTTTTTTCGGCGCACCAGACAGAACCGACGACAGAGATCATGCCTTGCGATGCGTGCGGATGGCGGTGGAAATGCAGCAAACCATGAAGGC